TCCCAAACCAATCTAAACCGTTAGTTTCTACATCAACCGTCCATGTAGGATAATTTTTTAATTTATCTAAGGTTTCCTCGTATGTTTTAGAGGTAACTAGCATCCCGCTCCTAAAAAGGTAATAGGTATCTTACTGGGGGATTCCCCCCAGCAAGAAATACCTACAAGAAAAAAGGTTATCCAAAAAGATCGTCTGAACTGTTTAATGAAACAGGGTCAGACTGATTTGATGGCGCACTAGACTGCTCACCACCGTAACGGTTTTTGTAATAACTCTTAATATCAACTAAATCGGAAACGTTAGCTAACTTGTCTTCTGGAACGGAAGTGTTCCTAGCTGTGGCAGAAAGCGTGTATGACGTGTCGTACATGCCTGTTCCTGCCCGCTTGATACGCATAACACCTTTGTTTAGTGAACCCCAGTCGTTATAAATATCAACCAGTTGGTTCCAAATGTAATTACTACGCCCAAAGCCTAGAGGGATAACCCTGAAATCATCAACATGCTGAACAAACAACTTCTTGCCCTGAGGCCCTTCAACTTCTTCCCAGTCGTCAAAACGCTTCTCAGTGTGCATGATATCATGAACATAGCCCCAGAACGCAAACTTGTGAGAGGCTCTAACGTTATCAGGAACATCTGAAGCGTCTGTGTCGTCGTCTTTTAGAAGATTAATCCAACGAGTACCTGAACGATACGTGTAAAGATAAACTTCATCTAGTAATTTATCGTTCTCTTCTCCAGAAGCAACCGGCGTTACGAACGCTTGGTCACCATCTTTGAAAAAGACTTCCTGCCCATTAGCTTGCGACAGTTGAGGGTTAGAACGTTCTTCAACCCTGTTTTGAATAGCGAATATGCCACCCATGCGTACCTCCTTTAGCCTTTACCAAAAGGCTCTGTTTTCTATTACTTCATTAAGTAATGATTTTTTACGTATCTCTTGTACGTCGTTTACCCCTTTGGGTAACTCTATCCATGATACCATACAAGTATCTTTCATGCAACTATTAATTTTATTAATTGCTTTTTGTCCCGCTTCATCATTGTCTAAACACAATACAATTTCTTCTGGTTTCAAGGCTGTTAGCCTAGATTGCTGCTCTCGTGAAAAAGAAGCCCCTAATAAAGCCATACTTGTGTAGCCGTTTTGGGATAACCACATAGTATCCAATGCACCCTCAGTAATACATACAGTTTGTGTTGATTTTATTTTATGCTCCCCAAATAAAAGGTGGGATTTCTTCAAGCCTTTAGAGTATAAATATTTAGGAGTTGCGTCTATGCGCCTCTCCATCCACCCAACTAAATTTGAAGATGCATCATGTACAGGAATGATTAAATCATTATACTTATTCATGCCGCAACCCCAAGATTTTAATGTGTCGGAGGAAAACCCCCGATCAAAAATCCATTTAGGGACTACCCCTGCGTCTCCGGGGTACGTTACTACCTCCATCTGGTCAAGAGGGGGAAACTCGTCTTCAAAAAAATCAAACTCTATTTCAATTGCACTGTTAGCAACGTCTTGTTCAATCTTTGTAGTATCTTTACCTGTGTACTTAGCTAAAAATGTTACTAAAGACCCCTGCCCACAGCCAGCAAAACATATCCATTTACCCATTGTTACGTTTATAGAGCATGAAGGTAGTTGGTCTATATGGAAAGGACAGGAAATATTAAATTGTTCACGCTCTAAGGGAACATCTATCCCTACGTCAAGTAATAAACTAGACCAATTAACCACTACTTACCTTTCGATGCACGTAAAAACAACACAATATCGCTGGTGTACCCGTTAGCGTCTACAACTTTGCCTTTCTTAATATCACCAACGGTAATATCAACCTTAGGCTTGCCTGGCCCTTTAGAAGTGCCTTGCTTTACTATAACGCTATCGGTATCAGATTTAAATAAATCAAATAATCCCATTAAAAATCTCCTTACTAAAAACCACCATCATCTAAATCATCGTCGTCAACGATGGAAAATTCATCGTCTTCATAGATTTTACCATAGTTTACGTCCCAATGCAAGTAGTATTCTTCAGAGGGTAATACCCCATCTCGATACTTCTGTATCTGCATTAGGCGTTTATCCTCGTTGTCTTCTACAAGGCACATAGCCATAGCAACGTCTGCCGCTCTGATTAAAGCGTCTCCAAAGGCAACCTGATCGGCTCGTGGTGGCTCAAACATATTAGCGGCTTCTCTAGTAGCTTGCGTTGAAACCCAAATTGCTGTGTTAGTAGATAAACATAAGTTTTTCATGCCGTAGAAAAGCGCATGAGACTGTTCCCACATGGCTTTCTTACCGTCCCCTGAAGAAACTAAGTAGATTCCATCTAGAACTACAAAGTCTGGAGAGTGTTTCCGTATCAAACGAGCGATACTTTCAATAGAAATGGTGGACTCACCTTCTATATGGTCACAAACTAAAAGTGACCTACCATTCAATTCTTGTAGAAACTTCTTGTATTGAACTTCATCAATTGGGTCACCGTTACGCAAGGCTCTATGGGAGAAGTTATACCCCATTTTATTAGCTAGTACCACATCCGCCCTTAGACTTATTGCTGATGTTGTCATTTCTGTAGAAACTAATAAGGTTTTATACCCAGCCGCAACCGCAGTAGCAGCCGCCTCAACACACATCCACGTTTTACCTACTGTTGGTCGTGCAAACATAGCTACAAGTTCTCCCGGCATCCACCCAACACCTGTGCTATTGAAGGTCTTAAAGGGTGTTGGTACTCCCATCATACCTTCACCCATAGCACGTTTTTCAGTTCTCTCTTTCCACTCATCGAAGCGTTCAGAGGAGCCGCTGTTATAGATAGAAACGTCTTCATCGGTCTCTATCTCTACGTCCCCCAGCTTTGAAATAATTGTTGATAATGCCTTTGCGGGATTATCCTTAAGCATTTCCTTTTCCGATTGAATGGAAGCTACAATTTTACGATAAATAACCTGATCTTTGAACTGATCTACAGCGTAATCATAATTTAACGTCTGTGCGGAAACGTCTAAGGTAGGATAATTTTCGGACAATGTGGATGCAGAAGGAGTTTCCCTATACTGATCTACATAATCTACGATAAATGTATGTACTTCCCCGTGTTTCGCAAAGTCCTTACCAGTGTACCTAAAGTTTTTAAAGTTTACTGGGTCTGTTAAATTAAATAAAACCCCTGATTCAATATATTCAAAACTCTGCATTATTACCTCGCTATATAAAGTACTCTTGGCCCGTTACCATGTACATAGCATACCACACCACCACCACATGTGTCATCAGCAATTTTTTTCGCTTCTAAGAACGTGCTGTGTGTGCCTTCGAGCCATACGTCTTTATTATCTGTTATGGATATCACTCGGAAGGAGCCTTGCGGAGCTTCACGAGAGCGTAAATCTGATGCCTTTAAGTGTTTGCGGGTATTGTCAACCTTCACAAACCCACCCCGCCTGTTTTTATTCTGTCTGGGCATTGCCCCACTCCTTTAACTTGTTTAAAATCTTTTTCTTTTTTTGCTCCGAAGCTGCTGTGGGGAACCATTTAGAATTCAAAAGGGTGTACTTTCGCCAGTACGCTTTTATTTTATCCGTCCCATAGACCATAACTTTATAATATATTTCTGCATTGCTATCTGGGAGATAATATTTAAATTCAAAACCCTTGATAATATATTTTATAGTAACTGTATCTTTACGGGTGTGTATAGCATTATAAAAACCAGCTAAAACCGGAAATAACCCGTATTGTTTAACAGCTTCTTTAATTAGCTTAAGGTCATAACCAATAAAACCTTTATTAGTATATTCTTTATTATGCTTTTTAGCATATAACCATGTAAAAACCCCCCGCACATCTTGCGAGTTGTAGTCTTTTAGAGGTTTTCCGTCCCGTTTAACCATAATAAAACTCTTTTCTCGTTCTGCCTACCCAATCTCTGCCTAATCTGAGTTCTAATTTTATACGCTGATTCTTGTAAAGTGTTAGAAATTTCATCCATTGTTAGATTTTCCATACGTAAAGCTAAAAAAGATTTTTCCGTATGGGAAAACCCAAAGTGTTCTAAAGAAGATTTTAATACTAACTCAGAGTCCATGTCAATGGTTACCGATAAAGCTTTTTCAGCAGAAGACGGATAGTATTCCGTTTCGTGACTAAAAGAAGATAAATAAGCGTCTAAACTTTGCGGTTCAGGGCGGCGTTGGGCTTTAGTGATCAAAGTTCTTATTGTATTAATCATAGTGGTATGTAAATAGGTGTGAAACGAAACCTTTCTGCTAGGATCAAAGCCTTTTGCTGCTTTTAGAATAGCAATACGTAATTCTTGTGCTATATCCTCCCTATCCATACCACGTATAGAAGTTGTCTGGAGCATTCGATTAATCTTAGGTTCCCACTGTTCTATCAATTTATTGTTTATGTCCATTAAACCCCTTTTTATTCTTTTTAGTATAACTTAATTATATCAGTTTCCTTACTCTTCGTCAATATTACTAGCCGCTTTTTGCCTAGATAAACGTAAGTCATAAGTGCTGTCACTTTTCATGCCTTTTGCATAACACTTTCTACTACAATAGATATATGTACTATGGGGTGCGGCGGAAATAAGCGTTATACGCTTTCGCCTAAAAGCTACTTTACAAAATCTACAATTAACTATGATGTTAAAATATTCATACCTACACGCATCATGAATGTGGTGTACTCTTGCAGCGTGGGATTCTGTTGCTTTAGATACGTCCCCGTTACACGCTCTACAAACTACCCGTTTAGGTAAATATCTTTTATTTATTAGTACGCTTTTAGTGGGTAATTCTGCATTAGTTAAAACTTTATGTGCGTATGACTTTCTAACCCCTACCCTGTCCGCAATTTGCGTTAAACGTAAGATAGGGTTTTCTGTACGTAATCTGATGATTTGCTCACGTTTAGAAGTCATCTATAGAAGCTTGAGCTTTCTCATACGCTTTGACGTTATCGGTTTCTAAAGCTTTCCATTTAGCTGCTAATTTAGTTGCGTCTACTGCTCCCTCATCTATTCTTAAAATAAATGACGATGCGGCAACAATTCTAGTCCATTGTGCGTCTGTAAACGATACTGTTACGTCAGGCATTAGCTTTTCTCCTTTAAAATTTTAACTTCTTTACGTAATTTATTAACTTCATCTAACAACATAACTGATAAGCTATGATATTTTATTGATTCAGCCTTACCGTGTTTATCGTAATTAATCAATTCAGGGTAAACTTCATTAACTTCCTCGGCAATTAAACCTATATCTGGGGCGTTATCGAATTTATAATCATAACTTACAGGTCTTAGACTGTCAAGTTTTGAAGAATCGAATACTAACTCTTTTACATTATCTTTATATTGTATTGAACTAGACTTTTTCGCTATCTGTCCCGCCCCGGTTACAATTAAATCTGTACCCGTTGTGGAAACACTGTTATACATATATAAAGTATATCCATGAATTGCGTGCCATGCTTGAGAACCCGCCCCTAGGCTTTCACCTGCTGTACCCCCAGACGAATCAGTTGCGGGGTAAATCCCCGTGTCAAAGTAGAATTCGTTCGTTCCGTCCGATGAGTAGCCTACTTTACCAGAAGATATTCGGTAAAAACCAGTATTAGAGTCACCTTGCCATGCAATGCCGGGAAAAGAATTAGTTCCGTCTCCTACATACATGTAATAACTTTGAATACCTACCAAGGTGTTATGGTATCCAATCCAAGCATGGTTATCGCTACCTGCTGATGTTCCATAATCAACTATAGGTTCAAATATCAGCCTACTGCCACTAGCTCCGTCATCTTCACTTAACATAGTCCAGAACGCAGACTCTCCCGTCGCTGCTGCTGGAGTAGCATTACCTTGCCCAGATAAGAATGCTAATACATCTGCGGAGCCACCTCCACCATCTGTCGCATATCTAAACGTTCCATAAGCCCCTGTTTCAACATTACCTGAAGTTACTGCCGTAGCAAAGGTTAACCCAGTGAACCCATCTAAATCAAGTTTTCCACCATTTGCAATAGCAGCGTTCCCTCTATTATGCGTAAAGGTTACCTCAGAGTCTGCTGTAGTACTAAAAAGAAGCTCTACATCATCATTATATGTTGAATTACCGAAATTTACTTTAAGTTTTCCTACTTCGAGATAGGTAACTTCGTTGCTGCCACTCCCGCCATCATTAGCTAAGTTTGCACTATTCCTTCTACTGAAAGAAAAGTCGGTAGCCCCTGCTGTTAATGTTGAAGGAGAAAAGAAATTTAGGGTATCGGACGATGTGGAAGCCACGGACATTGCTCCCGCCATGTCTCCTCGACTAGCCGATTGACCAGTAGAGCCACCTTGCGTATATCCCCTATCTTCAAACGTATGGATATTAGCACTGCTAAGAAAAAGTCTTGATGTCCCCTCCGCAGCAGCTTGTTTTATTTCTACTCCATTTGCTCCAATTATTACGTTCCCGCCCCCCGCAGTTAATAATCCTGCATTTGTGCCAGAACTAAGTATTTCTACCTGAGTTGTTCCGTTAGTTTGGGCTACGAAACTCCTATTACTACCCAAAGTCCCTAATGCAACTCCGTAAAGATTGGAATCAAAAGTCCCTGCTCCTGCAAAAAGTTTATTTGTTAATGTTACGTTTGCAGATAAGAAATCCGCAGCAACTACTCCAGCTTGTATTACGTCGGCTGTTATTGAATTTGCTGCAAGCACTCCCGCTGATATCGTTGCTTCATTCGCTGTGAATGGGAAGATAGACGGGGAGTCAGAATCGTCATCAGAACTAGGGACTGAAACAGTACATAGCAAGATAGCGTCGTCCGCATATACATCTGAATAGTCATCTGTTGCTTTAATTGTAGTTGACTCTGAGTCACCAACAGATTTATATAGATATATTGTCCCCGTAGTTGTAAAGGTTACTACCCCAGCAGTAGAACTAGTTGTAACTGTGATACTAGCCCCGGAACCAATATTGGTCGCATTACTAATATTTTTACTTGAAAGAACGGTTTCGTCGGTTCCATCAGCAAACTGCACATTAGCATTATTGCCAATAGTGCCTTTGAGTCCAAATTTTATTTTATTATAATCCCCTGCCGTTCCCGTTGCCTCGAAACTTAAATTAGATGACCACTGCTGTACACCTTTTTTCGCAAGGGTAGCGGTTAGAGAGTTATCAACTATTGCATCAGCAGCACTAAGCAGTTGCGCTCCAGTTGTACTAAAGCCTGATACAGGGGTTAGGTAGGAGAAGGTAGCTTGAGAACCTACTGCGGTAGCTGAGTTACTTGCAGCTAATATCTTTACTCGATTAACCTTTTCAACATATGTCGCTTTTGTACTTGTTGAGAAGATTGCAGAATTAGCTACAACATCAAAGTAAACAATGGACTCCGCCGACATATTCCCCGTGTCTCCTGACGATATCGAATATAAAATAGCCCCCGTATCATCGTACAGTTTTCCTGCTGTCCATGCGACTGTATCGGAATCTGTAGCTGTTGCAGTTCCAGTAAATGTCCAAGATTTTACATTCGCAATATTTGTACCCTTTGTTGGGTCG